TGCGCAACTGCCTGGCCTTCGTGAGGTCTGGGCTCTACCTCGGCATCTGGCGCGACCTGATGGTGAAGATCGACAACCGTATCGAGTTGGAGAGCCAGCCCTGGCAGCTCTACTCGCGGCTGACGGCCGGCGCTACCCGCACGCAGCTTTTCAAGGTAGTACAAATAAATTGCGCAGATACGACCGGCTTCGATCCGACTGCCCCGTAATCGGGTTGAGCGCCTTCGGGCGCTCCCCTTTTTCTTTTTGAGGAAGCACACCAATGACGACGACCGCACCTACCGCCCCCGCCACTGCCGTTGCTACGACGGTCATTACCAACCTCGACGCCACGCCTGCTGTTCGCACTACCGCTGGTCAGGGAGCGCCGTCCGGCGTCCAGCGGGTGATCGGGGTAAACACGTTCTCGGTCAACCAGGCCACTACGGTTCTCACCCGTTTCGTTCGCATCCCCTCGAACGCGATTGTGCAGAGCGTCAAGATCGCGTGCGACACGGCGGCTTCGACTTCCCTTGTCGGGAACTGGGGGCTCTGGTTCTCAGACACGGCGGACGGCACTACCACTCCAAACCAGGGGGTCTTGACCGCGATCAGTTCGGCTTTCTTCGCCGACACGATCACGTTTACGACCTTCAACGTCGGCGTGACTACCCCGTTCGCCCCGGTGGATATCACCTTCGGCAACGCTGGAGGCACCAACTACGACGCTTGCTACCTCCCGTCGCGGTGCATCCAGCCGGTTTGGCAGGCGGTCTACAACTCGCTGGTTGGCCTGACCACGAACGCTGCCGGCGCTTTCACGACTGCCTCGGGCCAGCATTACATCCCTGGCGGGGGCTCGACGATGGGCGACCCTGGCGGGTACTTCGACATTGGTTGCCAGCTCACCTCGACGGGCGTGAACACTTCCGTGGTGAAGGCAATCTGCATCGTCGATTTCGTCATTGCGGCGAGTTAAGGAAACCTGACATGCCTAATCTCTTTGGTCCCTCCGGTGCCCTGGTTGGCGTAACGTCGAACCCTGGCAACGTTTCCAACCGCCTTGGCAGCCAGGCTGCCGGTGGGTTCAGTGGCGAGGGCGGCCTACTCGTTGCACCTTCCCGCGGCGCTTATGGCGCTATGGCGGCGGGGGGCAATGTGTTCTTCGCTTCTTCGCCTCTCGCCGGCTCGGTTGTCCCTCTTTCGGCGACTAACCAGGTGGTCAAGTTCGCTCTGTGGAACCCCGCCGGCTCGGGTAAGAACGTCGAGCTTATCAAGTTCTCCTGGCAACAGTACGGTTCCGGCACTGAGATCGTCACCCAGCTTGGTTTGGCTTTTCAGTCGAAAGTCTCGGCCTCGGGCCTTCCCAGCGCGCAGACTACGCAGGCAGTTGGCGGCCCCTTCAATGCTATAATCGGCGGTGGTAACGCTTCGGTTTGTTCGTTCTGGACCGTGATGACGATGGCGAACCCGGCGATTGGCAACAGCTATCAGCACATGTGGCTGATGAACAGCGTCCTGGCTACGACCGTCACCGACCAGAGCAAGATCATCAACTTTGACGGCTCGGTTATCATGCCCCCGGATACGATCGTCACCCCAGTCTCGGCGCTGACAGGCACCGAAATCGAAGCAGCTATGACCCTCGTATGGGCGGAGTACCCAGTCTAATGTATTACGGTGGTGGCTTCGGCCTAATCTTACTCGTCGTCATTTTGATCCTGTTCTTGAGGTAACAGATGGCAAACTATTTCATGTCGGTCACTGACCGGGCGGCCGGGGATACCAACTCGAAAGACCCTGATAACGTCGGAACTGCGACTACAGCCAGCGACAAGATTGAACTGCGCCTCGACCAGACTTGCACCCAGCGCCAGGTTCTCAATGCAATGGAGTTGTTCGAGCGTTGGATCATGCAGAACGGGTTGAACGGCGTCGGAGCAAATCTGCCGCCGCTTAGGGGTTAGCCAATGGCACGACGGGCAATGGGAACCACCAGCACTACCGTTGGGGAGCATTCCGGCGTCGCGACTAGCGCGTCGTCTGCGGCCGTAGTTCTTGAGGTGGACCTGACGGCAATGACTTCAATGAGCCAGGTTCGCGATCGCGTGAATGTTCTACTGGCGCAGTTTGCGACGATGATACCCAAATGAGCGCGTCCATCCCGGAAGGCGAGACTACTTCGTTCTCGAAGGTGCAGGCGGGGGTTCCTACAGGAACCTTTACGTTCCCTGGCGGCTTCGTCGTCATCACGTTCAACCCAGTGGATGAAAACCAGCCGGGCACGTTGACGCTCTATGACAGCGGGAACAACTCGCTTTTGGTGATGCCGCAGGGCGGGAGGTATCCGTTCCAGGTTCCGTCCGGTGGTGCGAGCTACTACTTCTCATCCACGGCGGCTATTGCAACGGTAGCGATGACGCTACCAAATAACCTTCAAAGGGCGTAGCCGATGGCTGCTGCAACCATTAACTTCGGAGATGGTGTTCAAGCTACTGGGCAGACCAATGGCTTGGTGGTTGGGCCGTTTGTCGTTCTCGGCGGCAAGTACGAAATGTCGGGCTACTCCAGCGGCACCTACTCTGTCCAGCTTGCAGTCCTAACGATTGATGGAACGAACTACGTTAACTGTACGGCGGCTGCGACGACCATAGGGTATTTGGTAGTTGACCTTGCCCCCGGCACATACCAGATCACCTGCGGGGGCTCCATGACCACAGGCAACGTTTCGCTTATCAAAATTCCCTACCGCGCGGCATAGACTATGTCCTTCATCATCCCCGAAGACATCGCTAATCGCGCGCTCCAGCACCTCGGGGTGCCATACATTACGCTGCTTAGCGACAGCTCGAAGCAGGCGGTTGTCTCGAAGTTCTGCTATGACAAGCTGCGTCGCGCTGAGCTGACCAAGAGCGTTTGGGGTTTTGCGGTTCGCCGCGCCGTTCTCCGAAAGATCATCTCCACGACTAAGCCCCTCGTGTTCGGCACCTATGCCGCTGGCACGACCTACGGCATCGGCGATATGGTAGTTGATACCAACAGCGTCGTGTGGATGTCGAATAAGGCGAGCAACACCGGCAACACGCCCGGCCTCGGTGGCCTCAACCCGCCGTGGTCCGTCTACTACGGCCCGTTGCTGGCGCAGCTCTGGACCAGCGGTATACAATTCTATCCGGGGGACGTGGCGTACACCTCGACTGCGGCGTACATTGCTTCTGCGGCAAGCCTTAACCAAACGCAATCAGCGAACCTTACCTATTGGCAGCCGCTCACTGCTACGCTCGGGGCGGCGGTTGTGTTTCTATCGCCGGTTGGCTACAAACCGGATGCTACCTCTGTTCGCAACATTTACCGGATGCCGGCCAATTTCCTCCGCATGGCCCCGCTCGATCCCAAGGTGGCGGGTAACGTGCGGTCGAATACGTCCGCTGGTATGCCGTACAATGATTACGAGTTCGAGGCTGGGTACATTTCATCGGCCGCTCAAACCGATCCGCTCGTGCTGCGCTTCGTTGCCGATCAGGCTGACGTACCGACGATGGACGACTTATTCTGCGAGGCGTTGGCTGCGCGCATGGCGATCGAAATGGCTGAGCCGCTGACGCAAAGCAAAGACAAACTTGCCATGTCCACGTCACTTTACGACAACGTACTGACTGTGGCAAAGATGGTCAACGCGGTCGAAGCGGGCACGACTGAGGAAGACCAAACCAATCCTCCTATAGCGGCGGTGCCCTCGCAGCGGGCGCAGTAAGTTGCCCTACCATACGCCGGTAGATGTCGCGAACCGGGCGCTCCAGCACTTAGGCAAGCCACAGATCGGGGACTTCACCGACCAGTCGGAGGAGGCCAACGAGACGCGCGTTGCCTACGACAACATCCGCCTTGATGAAATGTCCAGCAACCTTTGGCGGTTCGCCACCCGCCGGGTGATCCTTCGAGCGGTTAGCATAGACAGTGTGATGTGGACGCCCCCAACGTGGGTGGCCGGAACGTTTGCGGTGGCGACTGTGGCGGCCTACACTCCGACAACGGGCGTGTACATGGGCGAGGCGGGGTACTGGCAGGCGAGCGTTGCCAAGACTGCCTCGAACACGACGACGCCAGACCAAGATGCGGATTGGAAGCACTACACCGGGCCGCTCGCGATTGACCTGTACGACAGCGGGGCCACTTATTTCTCCGGCGAACTTGTCCTGGTTCCCGCGGCGTATGACGGTGCTGTGACATACGCGGCCAATGCGGTAGTCAGCAGCAGCACGACTTGGTACGTTTCGCTCACTGCTGGGAACATAGGCAATGCGGTTTCTGACGTGGTACACTGGGCGCCCTGGACCTCTCGCGGACGCGCTATGGGTAGCTATGGGGCTACTGCTTCTAGCAGCCCTATACCGCTGACCTACCCCGGCACCCCTTCGGTCTATGTCTCGCTGGCCAACAGCAACGCGGACAACCCAGTTTCGGCGTTGGGCAATTGGCAAAGTATCGCCGGGACTGTCGCTGCTGTCGGGTTCATGTACCCAATCGGCACTGGGCCGGTGGCGGATAGCACCACGGCCAATGTGTTCCGGCTGCCCAACGGTTTCCTCAAGCGCGCCCCCACGGACCCAAAAGGCAACACTTTGCCGTACCTCGGATCATACTCAGGTGTGGCCCCGGAGGATTGGCTGGAGGAAGGCGACTTCATGGTTAGCTCCTCGTCAGGGCCTCTCCTGATGCGCTTCGTTGCGGATGTCACCGATGTCTCCGATATGGATACTACGTTCTGTGAGGCGCTGGCCGCGCGCATGGCATGTGATTTGGCCCATGCTCTCAAGGCGCCTGATACGAAACGAGACAGCGAGCGCGCGTACAAGCGGTCCATTTCGTCGGCCCGAACGGTCAACTCGATCGAGATCGGGCCGATAGGTGAAGTGGAGAACCGGTACATCACGGTTCGGTACTGATGGCCGACGCAGCCCACCATCAATCCTCGTTCTTAGGCGGCGAGTGGGGGCCACTATCGCAGGGCCGTAGTGATCTGCCGGCGTACATCACGGCGCTATCGGTAAGCCTTAATAGTATTTCTACCGAAGAGGGAGCATGGACCCGCCGCTCCGGTTTTGAGTTCATCGTGCCAACCCGCAGCGCCCTGCCGGCGGTGTACCTGCCGTTCTACAAGACCTCGACCACAACCCCATACGTGCTGGAGCTTACCAATTCGGTGGCCCGGTTCATGGTGGGCACCAGCATGGTCTTCACTTCGGTCAATCCGTCTGTCACCGCGTCATCGCTGTCCGCCGGCATCCTCAGCCTGACGGCAACTACCACGAACATCCTTGTCGGCGACGACCTGATGCTGTGGGCACCTACTACGTTCGACCCGGCATTGATTGGTCCCTGGCGCGGCCGGGTGCTGCGCGTGCTGTCTGTTGGCGGTGGGGTTATCACTGTTGGTGATGAAGCGGGCGTCCCGTTCGTTGGGCTGACTAGCGCCTCTAACGCCCTTGTTCTTTGCACGCTCTATCAGATCAATCATCAGCCGACGCCGTGGACTGGCCAGAGTGTTCTCCAGAATTTGCGTATCGTACCGACCCTCAACACGGCGATCATCCTGTCGGCGACTGTGTTCCCGCAGCTATTCGACATTTCCGCCGGCACAACGTTCGTTAACTACCCTTTTCTCGATGGTCCATATCTGGACTTCGCCGGCACCGCCAACGTCGCCGACCCCGGGAATGGCATGGACCCGGAGCTTGGCGCCGTTACCGGACGGTCAGGCTCGGTCACGTTTACTCCTACAACCACGACGTTTGACGCCAACGACATCGGGCGGCAAATCCGGTTGTTCATGGAGCCTCCGGCCTACAACAGTGGCACGACCTACGGCGCGGGAGACACTGTTACCTACCAAGGCGGCTACTGGATTTGCCTCGCGGCAGGCGTTGTTGGCATTATACCCGGCACCCCGAAGACGGTTGGTAGCGTCCAGACAACCGTGTGGAGTGTCCCTGGCTTCAACGGCGGCGGCGTGTGGACCTGGGCCATCATCACGGCGCAGACTGTCACCTCCTGTACCTGCACAATCCAGCGCCCGTTCCCGACGACGTGCAGCTTGAACGTGTCGGCCTTCCGGCTCGGGGTTTACAAGATCGGGCAATACCCGACATGCGGCATCTTCGTAGATGGCCGCCTGATCCTCGGCGGCGCGGTCCCGAACCGCTGGGACGCGAGTATGGCGGGCTTCACCACCATCTTCTCGCCGACTGACAGCGACGGGCTCGTGGAGGACGCCAACGGCATCAGCTACATCATGGCGTCAAAAGACCCGCAGCAAATCATGTGGATGACGGCCGATGAGAAGGGCCTTGTTATGGGTACGACGACGGCCGAGTGGTTGGTTGCATCCTCGACACTGAACGAGGCGTTGACCCCTACGAGTGCAAAGGCAACTGAAGTCACCTATTACGGTTCGGCCTTTGTCGAGCCGGTGCGTGCGGGCACGGCGCTCGTGTTTGTTCAGACCTACGGCCAGCGGGTGATGGAGCATCTGTCTGTGAGCGCGTTTAGTTCTCGGTTTGGCGCGCGCCACCTCAACGAGTTTGCCAAGCATATTACTGCCGCGGGCGTAGTCCAGATCGTTTACCAGGAGGAGAAGGTGCCTCTCGTTTGGGCACGCATGACGGATGGCAGCTTGGCGAGTTGTACCTACCGGCGCGTGAGCCCCTACCTGACGGAAGCCCCCGTCGCCGAGGGGTGGCAGCGCCAGGTACTCGGCGGGGATTACAATGCGGATCTACAGCGGCTCGTGAACAGCATGGCCGTGCGGCCAGGACCGGATAGCCTGTCGGACCTTCTCTACGTTTGCACGACGGACGTGAACGGTGCCCATGCCTGGAACGAAGTGCTGCGCCCGATCTTTGAGGATGCGTGATGCCCGTCCTTAGACAGATGTGGTTTGCTGACCATTCGCCTGGCCGCGGGGGGATCATCCTTGCCAAGACACCGGACGGAAGCCAACCCGGCGGCAAGTTCTATGTCGAGTTTCAGATCACCGCGTCAGACGTAGCGGGAGGCTCCGCTGAGTATGGCGTTGTGTGTGGTATTTGTTCGTCGAGTTTCATACTGCATGTGCCGCCGGCTATTGATGGCTTTGATAATACGTCCACGATTGTCTCTATGGCAAATGGAGCCTTCTACAATTTCAGCAATGTCACAGGGGCTTGGGGCTACCCAGCTAAACCAAGTGCTGCCGTCGCGTCGTGGAGTGTCGGCGACTGGCTAGGACTTGCGGTTGATACGATACGCGGCTGGTCTTGGAGCCGTAACGCGACGGCGGCTCCTAGTACGTGGTTTGGCACAAGTACGGGAGGAGGAACGCCGAGCCCGGTCACAGGAGTACAGCCCAACGACTTCGGTGCTGCCTCTGTATCTTCACCAATCGCGGGCAACATCTATCTGGTTGGTGGAGTTTCCCAACCGGGGAATAGCAATGTCCACAAAGGCATCCTAACACTGAACGCTGGTTCCTCGGCTTTCGTCGCGACACTCCCAACCGGGTACGTCGCTTGGGATGCCACTACCGTATGGAGCGCCACGGACAAGGCGGCCGAGATTTCTCTCTCCGGGGGTAGCCTTATCCTGTCTAACACCGCTCAGATCACTGGCAATAATCAGCCTTACGCAATGGGGCGCGCTACGATCTTCAAGGCGCGTGTCTGATGCCGAACGTAAACGGGCTACCTACCAACATCGTGATCGGCGGCTTGATCGGTAAGGGGGGAACCAATGTGGGGGGAGTGGACACCACGCTTACGATTTGGGGATTGTATCATCTTACTGGTGTTACTGTCTCTGTGTGCCTCGGGGCTTTGGACCTGGGTGACTTTGTTGTTGCCGCTGATGGGTCTGTGACGGTTTCCTTGATTATGACGGGTAGCCAAACCTCAGCGTGGAGTGCAGCGCAGCTTATCGCAATGGATAAGGGCGACGGCGGCTATGGAGAAAGCACGATGCTGACTGAGATAAAACCTGACAGCATCACAGGGGAAGTATTCATCAACATCCCCTGCGTCATAGGGCAGCCTTATGTATCGCAAGGCCAGCGGCTCCGGCTGGCCACGGTGCAAGACGCCAAGACGCCGACCGGGCCTGCGTTGGGTATGACTCGTCGCACGCATATGTGGTCCGCCCTTGTGCAGAACGCGGTAGAGTTTCGTATTGGGACTTCGCTGACGCCGAGCCCGCTGGGCAATATGCACGCATGGGATACCGTCAACCCTGATACCGGAGCAGCCCTCGCCGCTGGCCAATCGTTCAGTGGTGTGGTATTTGGTGTATTGGATGACGGCTACACATTCAACGGCCAGCTTTGTTGGCAAACTGACAGGCCCTATCCGATGACGGTTTGCGCCGTCAGTTCGTTCGTGCAGACGCAAGAACGGTAACGCAAATGTCTATACTTTCACAAGTTCAAACTGCCGCAGCGGCAGACCCGAGTTCGCTTTCGGCTTTAGCTATAGCACGGGGCTCTATACCGGGTGTGGCCTCAGCCGCGCCAGCGCCTACGGTTGCTGATACCCAGTCGCTCAAGACCGACACCGCCAGCATCCTTGGCCTCCAAAGCCAGGCCCAACTTGACGCGGCGAACGCGGCTGCGTCAGACATCCAAGCCGCCGGCTATCTGCAAGAGACTGCTGCTTACAATACTGTTGGCGGTATCGCGTCCAACAATGCTGTCGTCGCGGGCGTCGCAGGCGACATCAAGAATTTACAGCAACAGAGGGCGGTGCGGCAGACTATTGGCTCGCAGCGCGCCGACATTGCGAGCGCGGGGTTCACGAATGCGGGAAGCTCCATCGACATCTTCCGTGACAGTGTATCGCAAGGCGCGCTTACGCACCAGTTGAACATGGTTCAGACGACGCAGACGCAGGGGGGCTACCTGGAAGAAGGTGCCGCAGCGCAGGCGGAAGCCGCGGGAGCGACGATGGCCTCGAATGCTGCTACCACTCTTGCTGCCCAGCAGCGGGCCTCGGGGGCGCTCAACACCGCGAACGCCGCGAACCAAACACTGGCATTGCAGGATGCAATCGCGACGCAGCAAGCCGGGCTGCCGTTGACCCAGGCGCAGACATTGGCGCTGGCCCAAGTTAACGCGGCGCCTGGGACGCCAACAGTGTTTGACCCACTCAACATGCCAAGCGTGACCCTGCCGGTTCCAACCCAAACGGGAACCGCGGCCACTATTAGTGGCCTCCCGGCTGGCAGCACTCAAACCCCTGCCGCTGCCGCTGCTGTGAACCCCATGCTCACGCCTACGGCCACGATTAGCAACGGCACAATTAGTGTTTCGGGGATCGGCTGATGCCCAACATCAAAACCTATGACGCACCGAATACGACCCTCACCCCAAGTGAACGGGGCATCTCGGCGTGGGAGCAGGCGGGGCGCCGTCTCGGGCCGCTGTACAATGAGGCCGCGCAGTTCACTCGTGAGGCAGGGAAGCTCGCCGCCAACAACAAGGCGCAGCTTTGGCCTTTTGATATTATGGAGCTGTATCAGAGAGACGCAGCGGAGAAGGAAAAAGCTGCGGCCGCCGCGGATAAGTTCAACCCCAACATCGGCAAGGAACCGATCAAGCCCGACATGGGCGCGATCCATGCCGGTGGCGGTGGCCGCTATGGCGACCCGAACGGCCAGATCAGCAACGGCGCTGGGGCGCTCGGCCAGGCTCTCGGCGGGGGTAGGCAACCATCTCAAGGTGCGTTCGGTGCGCCACCGGAGGATTACACGCTTGCTCAAGGTGACCTGGTGTCCGCGTCATCGGCCAAGAAAGCGATGGCTCAGTACAACAGCGATACCGCGCAGGGCGGGCAAGACTACCAGAACCAGTCAATCAACATGAACAACTACAATACCCGCTATATGGGTGGCGATCCTACACTGACGGACCAGAGCGGACTTGCGCCGAACACTGACACATACGGAAACCCTTACTCTAACCCAGGCAGTGTGCAGCCACCCCCGGCTCCGGCCACAAGTGCATGGGGTAACTTCTTCTCCGGGGCCACAAGTGCATGGGGTAACTTCTTCTCCGGGGCCACGGGGGTTTCCTCCGGCGATGCCAATCCAGTGAGTGACCAGTAATGGCCGACGACGACCCCCAACCTGACGAGACTTCGCCGCCTCCAGCGGCACCCTCCCCGATGCTCCAGGGGTTCCAGAGCGCGTTCACCGCTCCGGAAGCTCAGGGTTGGGCGGGTGATGTTGCCACACGTATCAACGATTACGACACGCGTCGCGATATCGCCGACAAAAGCCAGCAGGCAGGCGAGAAGTTCGTCCAGAACCTTGACGACTTCAAGACCGGGCTGACGAGCGCGGTCACGAATGACCCTCAGTTCGTCCATACCGCGCTCGACATTGTATCGCCTACGGTGGGCGCGCTTATCTCGACGCTGCCCGGCGGCATTGAGAACCCCGAGGATCACCACGCCGCGGTCACAGGCCATATCGAGCACGAGATCGCTGCGGCGGCTGTCACGTCGGCCGCGGAACGCCATGAGGCCCTGGCCCGCGGCATGCTGGCCAACGAGCGCATCAGCGGCATCCTTGGTGACAGCGCCGGCCCGCTCGACACTTACATCAGCGTCCAGGCAGCGGCGCGTGCGGCGGATCATCAGGCACAGGTAGACCAGCTCCAGAAGGATCAGGCCAATCGCGTTGATCGCTCGGTGGGCAGCTATGCAAGCGCCCTCGTGGACCCGGCAGGTGGAGTTCGCTTCCCGGATGGGTGGAACCAGGGCGTCATGGCGGACCCCAAGGTATCCCCTCCTGCCAAAGCTATGCTCGCCGGCATGTATTCCAGCCTCCGCGCGGGCGGTGACGTACCGCAGTCTGATCCGCAGATTGTAAGCAAGCTTGTCGCAGGCGTCGCAGGGGGCGCGGACGTAAGTGTGCCGGCGGTCCTGGCCCAAGCCGGCTCGACGCTCAAGCTGCAAGACGCGCTGATGCTCAGCAACATGCCGCAGGGCGACGCGACCCAGCTTCACAACGCACTCGAACAGGGCCGCGCCGCGCTGGCGACACCCGAGAATGGCCAAGCTGGGCAGGAAGCATTCGCCAAGTTCACCAACTGGCTTCTGCCGGCGGCGCGCAACGGCGCGAACCTCGACCCGTCGAGCCCCGACTATGTACTGCCAGCCAATCGGATGCAGGGCTTTGCTCCTACCGCGGCGAACATGGTTGACGTGGCCTATCGCACGCCGGTCGCTGAGCGCCGTCAGCTCTCCG